CGGGTGCGGGTGCGGGTGCGGGAACAGGCTGCGCCACGATGTCGCGCCGCAAGTAACCACCGCGAGCAACCAGCAGGTCAGCAACGCGCGAATGCACCTTGATGACCTTTCCGCGCTTCTCGATTTCTACTTTACTCATAGGAACCTCTGGCTGAAACAGGAAGGGGCGAGGCCTATTGGCCCCGCCCCCATCAACTCGGCTTAGCCGCCCGCGCCAGCGTCGACACCACCCCAGTTGACCCGCATCCAGGCAACTGCCTGCGCACGACGGCGCTGCCAGTTGATGAAGCGCTCAACCAGGAACGCCACGCTGTTGGTCTGCCACATGGACACGACCTGCTGCGCAGCCGGCGTCACGCTGTTCATGGTCGGCGCGTCGTCCATCACCAGGGAGGCCTGGTCGGACATGGACACCTGCAGACCGTCCTCGTCGCCAAGGAAGATCTCGTCGCCCTTGATCAGCGCGATCACCGAGCCCTCGGCGCTGGTCAGGCCGTAGCCGGACACGAACACCGGCAGGCCGAGCAGCGTGCCGCCAGTGAAGGAGACGCCGGCAAACTCGGCCTGGCCCAGCGGGTTGGTCATCAGAGACAGCTGGACCGCCAGGCGCTCCGGCATCACGAAGAACGCACCGGTGAGCGACAGGTTGGCATCGATGAACGAGCCGATCAGAGCCGCAGCATCGGCACGGACGGCGTCCGCATCCACGCCACCCGACCCGGGGGTCTCTGCCACGCCATTGAGGATCGAACCAGGCGAGGTATCCGCAACCGGCGCGACGGTCGGATCGATGAAGGTCGCATCGATGGTCGAACCGACTGCACGCCCCAGCTCATCACGCAGTAGGGCGTCAGCGGCCGGGGTGGCACGCATCAGCGTTTCCTTGGTGGCCGCAGCGATCGCGGCGACCTTCAGGGGCGTCAGCTTGGTACGCGAGTAGGTCCACTGGGTCAGCGGCTTTGCGCTGCCTTCCTTCACCCACTTGGCGGCACCGGCCGAACCCTGCACCAGGACCGGGGTATCGAACGGCAGGCGACGCAGGCGGTCAGAAACCTGGCCGACCAGCGAGCGCGGGCGCAGCCATTCGACGAAATCGGCGAACGGCGTACCGCCATCGGTGATCAGGTTGCCCGCCCACGGCGCGTTGCCGGTGTTGGCAGCCGGGACGGCGGCCTTGCTCTGCAGCGATACCAGCAGGCGCTCGTCGCCCGGGTACATGTGCTTCGCGATCTCTTCGGCGTTCTTGTGCTCGATGTGCGAGACAGCCAAGCAGCGCGCCACGCGGGCGAAACTGATGCCCGGCTCCAGCACCTGAGTGTTCTTCACCTGGACAGCGTGCACGGCCACCTGGCCGTTGCCCTCACTGTTGCCAGCGGGGATCTGCGTCACCGGCGTGGCGCTGCGCGCCTGCGCAGCCTGGAGGCGCGACAGACGGGCGATGTCGATGTCGATGGTCTTCACCTCGTTTTCGAGGCTGTCGAACTCCTCGCCCTCGGCGGTGTTCATCGAACGGCCTTCGTCGATCGACTTCTGGGCCAGCTCGTTGAGCTTCTTCTGGTGGGCCTCGCGGGTCGCCTTCAGGGCTTCCAGCTGTTCCTGGATGGTCTTCATTGCATGTTTCCTATGGGCGCAGCCGTTCGGCCCGGGTTCCACGCCGGGCTATGCCTGCAATTGATGGGAAGCGGGTTCCACCCCGCATGGGCCGTGCGGCCCGGTACGTCAGCTGCTGAGCAGCTTTACCGCGCCGCCTTCCGGCTTGTGCACGGGCTCCGGCTTGCGCTGGATGAGGGGCACGCCGCAGTGAGATGCGCGCGGGCGTGCTGTATCCATGGCCTTGATCGTCTGGATCGTGGCCGAAGCGTTCGCTGGGATGGTCACCAGCGAAAGCTCGAAGATCTCGGTCTCTGTGAAACGGATGCCGCCGGACTCCATGAAGCTGTATTCCAGCGCACGGAAACCGATCGACACCCCGCGCACCAGCTTCTCCTTCACCGACTGCCAGGCCAGGTCGACCAAGTCCTTCAGCGCGCCCGGCGTCTCGATCTTGGCCACGCTGGCGCTGTAGGGGATGCCGTCCTTCGTTGGCTTGCCGAAGCGCACCACGCCGACCGGACTGTCATGTCGGTGCTGCCAGAGCAGCGGAAGCTCGGCAGCGAACTTGGCCCCGAGCGGCTCCACGATGTCTCCCATCCGATCAGGCTCCGGCGTTGTCGCCAGCCCGGTGATGACGCGCTGGTCGTCGTCGACCGACTTCACCTGCAGCAGGCTGTACGCGCGATTTTCAGTGTTCATGCTCATCCCAAGGTCATGAGGATCAGTTTCTTGTTGCTTGGCGCCTGCGGATTCAGCGCCATCAGCGACACCGCGTTGAACAGAGCCATGAGCGGATCGATCTTTGCCGACCCGCTCACCTGCTTGTTGATCGTCACGGCGTTCCCGACAGGCACCACCTTTGCATTGCCGACGCACCAAGCCATCAGCGGCTGGCCGCCGTGGACCATGTCGCCGCCGGCCAACGCACGCTCGGCCGTCTTGATTGCGCCGTTGAGCTTCCAGCCTTGCGAGACGGCCACGACCTGCTCCAGCGCGATACCGCGCTCCGGGCTAGTCAGCTCGTCCACGATGGCGCCGATGCCGGCCGGGTCGACCCCGATCGCATGCTTCTCCGGCAGCAGTCCGGCCGCCTTCAGCTGGCACACGATGTCGGCCACCTCTTCGACGTCTTGACCAGGTAGCGCGACCATCGTCAGGTCGCCAGCTGCTTCCAAGTCACGCAGCTTCGGTTCCAGCTCTTTCCGTCGTTCCAGCACGATCTCGTGTGCCCAGGCATGACACCAGACCAGCGAGCGACGCGTCTCGCGCTCACGGCCCATGACGCTCAGCCCGAGCAGATCGTCCAGTCCACCGCCATCAATCCCGACAGTTACAACTTCGCTGCGCTCAATAAGCGCTTCGAGGCTATCCAGCTCGATCGCGCGCCGCTCCCAGAACTCGGCGCCCGCCCATCCGGCGGCAGCCAGCGCCATGCCGATCTGCACGTTGAGGTGCTGCGATGCCCAGACGCGAACCTCGGCTTCGCTCGTCGCCTTCGCGTCGCGGTAGTCCGCAACCAGGCGCTCCAGCGTGATCGACTTGCCCAGATTTGGCGTGACCAGCGGCCACAGCTCCGGCTTCTCCCAGAGACGGTCCTTCGACTCCTGCACTTCCTTCGGGAACTCGAATAGCACCGGAAGCATCGCGCCTTCGCGCTTTCCATCGCGGATATCCCGTGCCTTCTGCAGCTCCTCACCGAAGACACCGACCGGTGGGTCGTCGCTCTGCGTGGTGATGAAGGCCAGGAACGACTCCGGGAACGGCAACATGCCGCCGCGGATCTGCCGCAGCGCCTTCGAGGCTTTGGCCATCTTGGCGCACACGTGCAGCTCGTCGATCAGCGCGCCGCCCGAGATCTTCTGCCCGGTCAGCACGGTGGGATCGAACGTCATGATCTCCAGCTCTGCCTTCGTCTCCCGATGCAGGATGGTCTTCAGGTGATGCCTGACGTGGAATTTCTTGGACAGCACCGGATCTAGGTCGATCGCACCGGCCGCCGCATCGAAGGCCAGCTGCGCCACGTCCTGCACCGGCGCCGTCATGACGAATCCCGCACGCGGCCGCTGATTCATCAGCAGCGCGGTCACCATCATTAGCGCGCCGTCGGTGGTCTTGCTGTTCTTTTTAGGCACCAACCCGAACAGCTCCCGAATCATCCGTTCCCGCGTCAACGGGTTCACGCAGCCGAACATGGCGCGGACGATGTCGCGGAACCAGTCGCCGCCAGCCTCCTCCATCGTCGGCGTGCCCGGGACGTCAGCCAGGCGCAGCTTGTTGAAGATCCGGACGGCGCGCTCGCCCTCCTCGTTCCAAAGCGGTAGGTCAGGAACCAGTGACTGCCCTGCCTGGAGGCGCTGCCACCAGCTGGGGCACGACAGGTCCCAGGACATCAGCCAGCCTGACGAATCGGTGTCACGTTGCCCTTACCAATCAGGTCGTCCCAGTCGGTGCCGGCAGCAGCACTGGCCGCATCAGCGTTCGCTTGGTCCTTCTTACCCAGCGGCTTCCCCTGTTCGACCGGTGGTGCAGCCAACGTCGGCGTCTGGGCAAGGAAGGCCTTCTGGGCGGCCACGTTGCCCTTAAGTGCCGTCCTTGCCATCGCGTCCATCACTTCCATCCGGCGGCGCAGCGCAGCTGTCGAAAGCTCCTTCTCGAAGTACTTCTCCAGCGTGTTGCGGGCGACGCCCAGGGCGATTGCGATCTCCTCGTGCGACATGCCGCTGGCCGCCGCGTTGGTGACCATCCGCCGTTGGACCGTAGTCGGCTTGAAGGCCGGCCGTCCTGCTTTCGTGTTCTTGCGCATAAATCGCCTTCAGCCTGAAATCTCGGCCGAGAAAAAAACCTACGAATGGGTGGGCGGCTGGTTTCCGAGGTTGGCCGGTCGGAACTTTCGACCCTCCCCCCCTGCCCGTGGCGCCCGCCCGTTCAGTTTCGATCGATCAATGGGCCGCAGCGCCGCCTGCCCTGTCACTTCGCCTTCCATCCCAGGTCGGCCGCCGTCTTCGTCTCGTGGCAGGCGATGCACAGCACCTGGCTGTTCTCGTCCGTGTCCTGCCCGCCGTTGACCAAGGCCACCACGTGATCGAGGTGGAACCCGTGCGGGTAATCCACCAGCCTACTGCACACCGCACAGTGGGGGTCCTTGGTCCACACCCTGAGCCTGCGGCTCTGGAGCTTCCTGCCTGTCATGCGAATCTGGCTGGGGGTGGTGGCCTGCTGGAGCCTGGAGGGCGCCGGCTGGATCCTGCTGGGGACGGTGCGCAGCCTGGTCATCAGATCAGCTCAACCTTGACCTTGCCGTGCATGGTGGAGAAGGCGGCCTCGCCTGTAGAGGGGTCAACCCTCAGCGGGTAGTCGTAGTGCTTCACGACGCCATTGAGCGTATCCGCAAAGAACACCCTCTCGATGACCTTGCCGTTCACAGTCACCCTCCTGCTGGGCCGGCCGTCGCCTGCCTCGTGGATGTGGTCAGGGTTGCCCATCAGCCCAGGCCCTGCGTCTGGTCCCGCTCACCACCGCCCAGCTCACCGTCCAGCGTGGTTGCCTGCTCCTCCTCGCCCTCATCGGCCAGCGCCTGAAGCAGCGCGTCCAGCTTCTGCTCGATGCGGTCGAGCTGGGTTGATTCGTTCATCAGTGGTTCCTCGAGCCCCGGAAATCTCTGAAGTGATCAGCGCGCCTCGGCTGCGCTTTTACTTTCGTGATGTCGCAAACCGCGCTACATCGCCAACTGACGATGGGCTCGACCGTTGAACGCTCAGACGAGACGTGCAGGGTGGTCCTACCGCAACCTGGAGATGTCCCCGTGCAAGACCTCGATCTGCTCAGCGTTTACCCCTTCCTGCCACTGGCCACCGCGGCTTGGCACACCTTCAACCTGCTCCTGCGGGATTACCTTGCCCGCCGGCAGACCCGCACGCCTGCCGATCCGCCAGGATCACGGCCTGGGCGGCTCGGAGCTGGTCGTCGGCGTCGCGGCCGATTCGAACAATCTCTCCCGCAAGGCGGTCTCGGCTCTCGGCGAGCGCATCACGCTCGCGGGCGGCGGCGGAAGCGTCGGACAGGCGCTGGGTCTCGCAGCCGGCCCACTCGCTGCGCAGCCGGACATTGCCTGCGCGCAGATCAGCAGCAACAGCAGCAGGGACGGACTCGGCTTCCGCGCGGGCTTGCTCATGCTTCTCTCCGATCTCGGCCAGGGCGGCCGCTGTCTTCTGCTCGGTGCCGCGGGCGGCCTGCTCGGCCTTCTGGCCAGCCTGGGCATCGCTGGTGTCCCTTCTGCTCTCGGTCAGGTCGGCGGAGCGGTCGCGCCACTCCCGGCCGGCCCAGAAGGAGGCGGCCATGAGGCCCAGCACCACGGCCAGCGCGATCGGGGCGCGGTTCATCCCGTTACCGCGTGGAGCCAGGGCTTGACCCACTCCCAGACCACCGGAACGAGCCAGAAGAGGAAGCCGAAGACCGCCGCTCCTGCCAGGGCGGCCACAACGAGGCACGCGGTGAATGCACCATCCAGGCCTGATCCGTACATCGCCTCTCTCCTACTCGGGCTCGCCGTGTTGAATGCGGTTGGTGATGCGCTTGAGCTTCCGCTTGTTGTCGCGGGTGAGCTGGATGCGCTTCTCCCATTGCAGGGAGTCCAGCTCGATGGCCACCTCTTCCCAGTTGCCGGCGCGGACGTAGCTCCAGAGCTCCGTCATGTCCCTCAGGGTCTCGACCCCGATGATGTCCGCCACCAGGTAGAGGTAGGCCAGCCGGTCCTCGGCCTCCGGCTGCATGCCGACGATCTCGAACGCCCGGAAGTGCAGCACGTCCTGGATCCGGCTCAGCCGCTCGGCCACCTGGACATCTGCCACCGCCGGCGTCACCGGGACCTCGTGGATCGGCCAGCCGAAGCCCAGGCGGGTGATGCCCACGGCGTCGACCTCCGGGTACTCCGTGAAGTGCCACAGCTCCTTGACCAGCGCCTCGGCCTTCCGGCGCTGGCGGATCTCGATCTCGGCGAGGGTGGCGTCATCCAGGTCAGGCATATCGACTACTCCCGGCACGACCGCTCCAATGCCTCGATCCTGCGTTCCAGCGAAGAGACCTGGCGATCGCGCCAGGCGAAGTTCTGGTCCAGCTCCCGGTCCCGGCGGTCAGGGATGATCTGAGCCTTGGTCTGCACCTCGTTGAGCGTGTCAGACTTGCTCAGAACCCGGCCGAACAGGATCCCGCCGACTCCCACCAGGAGGCCGGCCGCGACGTTCGTCCAGTCCAGGCGCTTGCGCGGCGCAGGCGGATCGCCCTGCTCGTCCCGGTAGTACCGGTCAGCGTTCCTTCTCTTCATCTGGCACCTCGTCTTCCCTTGGTGCCGGCTGAAGGCGCGGCTTCTTCTGTTGGACCATCCGGGCGAAGGCAGCCAGGGCGACGCAGAACCAGGCCGCACGGCCTACCCATGCGATCAGCTCAGGACCGATGGCCCCCTGCCACTCCGCCGGCAGGAACGCCCAGCCCTCGCGCAGCGCGTCGAAGAACTGCTGCAGCGACTCCAGCAGGCCGGCGGCGATCAGCCAGCGCATGGACCACCACTTCTTCCAGTCGTGGATGTCGTGCACCGGCTCCTTGCCGGCGGCGCGGACCACCTTCTCGGGCAGCGAAGTACTCATTGCACCCTCGCGAAGCCTTTGTAGGCCGCAGCCATCTTCTTGTCGTACTCGTTCCGGCGGTAGCCGGCGCCGTTGTATAGGTAGGCTGCGGACGGCCAGTCCTTGGCGATCAGCGCCTGGTGCAGCTCCTTGTCCGACTCGATGAAGGACACGAAGGCCGCCAGCTGGGCCGCGGCGCTCCGGTACATCGCGTTGACGAAGGACTGCACGTCCGGGAAGCCGCAGCGGCCGGCGTTGAAGCCCATGAGCTGGAACTGGCCCCAGCTGGTCGCGCGCAGGGCTGCGCTGCGGTCCAGCTTGGCCGCGCGGTCCAGGCGCCCGTGCTGAGCCGAGTACAGCCCGTAGCCGCCGGCGGTGGGGTTGCTCAGGTCCGGTGCGATCTTGTCGAACCGCCCGTTGGTGAACTGGTGGAACTTGTGCCGCTCGAACAGCACCGTGGGCGCGCCGTCGTTCTCAAATGCCCCGCGCGGCGACTCGACCAGGCAGAACGCCTTGATGACTGCCACCTCGCAGCCGAGCCGAGCCGCCGCGTGCGCGAAGTCCGCCTCTGTCAGGTTGGGCTTCGCCATGGGTGCTCCGGGTATAGGTGCCCGTCCTCAGCCAGCTAGGACGCGAGGTTTGGTCTGGACGCGGTGTCGGGCGTAGGAAAAATCACCCTGGCGGCAAGGGCAGGGGTTGGTCACGAAAGGTCGGATGGGGAACTAGTCCCAGCTTACGTTCGGCGCGGATAGGGCATAGCTTGGGTGTCCCGTCACTACAGGACCTCCGCCATGCTCTCCATCCGGATCACGCTGACAGCCCGACAACTCAGGGGGCTGTTCTGGATGCTTTTGCTTCTGCTTGGGCAATGAAGTAGGAACCGACCACCGCCGCCGGCCAGGGGTCCTGCCCTTCACCTGCAGGGTTCCCGCCCGCAGCCCATCCAGTCCCCTGGCGTCGGCGGCGATGATCGATGAGGCCCAAGAACGCCGAAACCCGGCACTCGGCCGGGTTCCTGGGGTCAACTTGGACAGCGTGCGGAGTTTTTCAGGACTTGAGTCTAGACACAACCCCTCACCACATCGGCAGGCCCTTGGCCATGCGGTAGGCGTGGAGCAGGTTCTGACGCTCCTTGGACCGCGTCGCAGCCATGGCACTGCGGACGATCTTCATGTCCGCGTAGCTCCAAGCCCAGTCGGGGCCCAATTGACGGTCCAGAGCGGCCTTCGCCGCCGCGTGGAATGCGGCCTTGTGCTCGGGGAGCTTCATGTTGAAGGCGAACCACTCGCCGGTCACGTGATGTTCGGCCAGCAGCGCATGCATGTGCTTTTCGGCCGCCTCGGCCATGAATCGCAGAGGCAGAGGCACGCTCATCACCAAGTCGATCGGCGTGGGGCAGCCGGTTTGAACGCCCGAGATCCTGCGCATCAGCTTCGAGCTGATCTCGATCTTGAAGTGGCGGATGTCCCCGCCCATGTCCACCACCATCACGTACAGGCGAGTCTCTTCGGAGGTCATGCGGCCTTCGCTCCCTTGAGGGCACCGGCCACATATGCCTTGGCCTGGGCGAGGTGGTCATAGTAGCTGGCGCGACTCAGGTGGACCCCAACCTTCGCCAGATTCCGAAGGCGGACCTCCATCGGCACGTTGGGCAGGAAGTAGTCGCACCGTATAACCCGGCCGCACCTCATCCACCCTGACCTCTCCATTTCGGAAACTGCCGCCTCGACCTCATCCGAAAGGCTCCGGATGGGGATCGGGACGAAGCCCCGACTATCTGGCACGAAGCCTTCGTGCTCAATCAGCGTCTTCAGGATGTTGGATCCGGGGAAGCCGATGTGCTCGTATCGACCGCCACCGTACTCCTCGGCCCATGCCTTCAGGCGCTCTTCCAGGTGCTGTCTGTCGATCATTCGTACTTCTCCAGGATCGTGTCATCGAAGCTGAACTTCGGGAGCTTGGTGTCTTCTTCGCAGATGCCCTGCTGGCGTTCGGGGTATCCCTTGCAGTGCAGGACGCCGAAGGTCGTGTCGCGCCAGCGGCAGATGCAGCAGTTGCCGTACTGCCGGCGGTCGGCGTTCATCTGCGCGCGCAGGCGCTTGGCACGCAGGCGCTCGGCGTAGTGCTCGGGCGGCGTGAGGCGGTCGGGGTTGATCAAGCCGCCCCCCGCGCCTGCTGGGTCTGCTCGTGCCACAGCGCCAGTAGCAAGGCCTCTGCCCGGCCGTCGTCCTTCTTCCGCTGCAGCAGGTGCGCGGCGCTGGGGAACCGGGCGATAGCCAACTGGCGCGAGGCGTCCTTCGGCTTGCCCTGCAGCCCGAAGTAGCGCTTCCAGCTCGCCGGCTCGGCCAGGCTGAAGGGGATGCCCATGACCTCCAGCACCGCCTTGGCCTTGGCGTAGCTCTCGCCGAAGTTCATGGACGACTGGGCGCCCGGCCGCTGGCCGTCGCGCGGCGGCATGGCGCGGACGCGCTCTACGGTGCCGCTAAGCACCGCGGCCGGGTGCGCCTGTTTCAGCCCGCGCACGAAGACCGCGATCGAGCGCGCGTCGACCTCGTGCTTGTTCCCGACCTGCATCGTCGGCATGTCCAGCACCGGGCCTGGCTCGCCATCAAGCAGCGCGGCGATGGCGCCGGACATGCCGGGGTCGATGCCCAGGGTGATGCGCGCGGTCACGCGGCGATCTCCCGCAGCCTGGCGCGCAGGTCGCCCTCGATCTCGGCCACCGGCATCCGCGAGGTGTAGACCCCCACCCTGTCCGCGTCAGCACAGCGCTGGTTCGCCTCGTCGTTGAGCCGGTAGATGGCCACTAAGCCCGACCGCTTGGCATACACCTGCTGAGCACCGCCGCGGAGCAGGCGCAGCTTGATGCGCTCGGCGATGTCCTCGATCTCGTCGTGCAGCAGGTTCATGCCGCCCTCCTCCGCTGCTCCTCGACCTCGTCCCAGCCATCGCGCCACGCGTCGCGCAGCTTGAGGCTGGCCGGATCCGAGCCATACAGCGGGCCGTCGTAGCGGCCCTTGCCCGCCTGGCGCGCGCGGCGGCCGGCGTCCTTCGCCTGTTCGTACTGCTGCTTGGTCACTGGCCGCCTCCGAAGAAGCCGCCCCACCAGAGCAGGAGGAGGATCAGGACGTTGCTGATGAGGGAGGCGAGAAAGCTCTCCTTACCCGTCTTGGGCTGGCCGTCCCTCACCAGCGTGAGGGTCAGTCCCATGGTCACGAGGACCACGTAGATAATCTGCGGTGCGTTCAAGCGACTCTCCTGGTGTGCTGATCGATCAAGGTGTTCTGGAGGTCCAGCAGGTAGTCGTCGGACCCGATCTCCTGCCGGAAGCGGCGCGGCTGGCGCGCGTAGGAGGGGCCGTAGTGGTCGGCGCAGGCGGCGTGACTCAGGCCGGCCATCGGTTCACCGACGTGGTGCCAGGGGCACAGGCCGACGGTGAAGTCGTGGCCGCGCCGCTTGGCGCCGTGCTTGCCGCCCACGGTCAGGTGGTGAATCTGGGTCGGCATGAAGCCGTGACCCAGCGCGTAGCAGGCGATGCAGCCGATCTCGTGGATGGACAGGAAGCGCGCTGCCTGGGCCTGCGTCGGGTTGCCCGTGGAGCGGCCGCGCTTCATGCAGCCTCCTGTCGCCTCGCGCGGATCTGGGCGAGCACCTCCGCGTAGGCCTCGGGGTGCTGCTCATTGAAGGCCGGCATCTTGCCGCGACCCCAGCGACCGCCGCCGAGCTGTTCCAGCCAGCCATCGCTTGCGCAGAAGCGCCGTGCATCCACGCCGCAGTCGCGGACAGACTTCGCCGTAACAAAGCCCTCGACCTCGAGCTGCGCCAGGACGCGCAGCGCGCCGATCTTCCAGGGCGTCAGACGCAACGGTGCCGGCACTCCGCAACGCACCGCCGGGACGATCTCCGGCAACGTGCAGCGCCGCGCCGGGTTCCAGTCGTGCCAGGCCATGTCCCAGTCATTGAGCGCGCCGGCCTCAGCGTCGTAAGCCCGCCGATCAGGGCGCGCGCCGCTGTAGCGAGCCAGGCAGCGATCGAAGCTCCACCCGCGGCTGTAGCCCGGCTCAGGTGTCCACACCATCACACCCAAGATGCCGAGCATCTTCGCGATGCCCGCTGATGCGTCGGTGATCGATGGCACGATGACCGCGCGAAAGTCTGGGCCTTCGCGTCCCTCAGTGCCATAGCCCATGTAGTGGTCCGGCAGTATCTGGTCCGCCACCTTGGCGTTCAGCGCCAGCTTTGCCTCGATCCCGAGCTGGTGGCCGGTCGCGTCGTAGACCGCGAGAATGTCGAAGCCAGCTGTTTCCGGATAAGCGGTCCAGCCCCCGAGCTTGCGCAGACTTGCCAGAAAGCAGTCGCAAAGTGCCGCCTCAGTGGGGAACGCTGCTTTGATCTCAGCCGCCTTCATGCTGCTCGCCTCGCTGGCGCCGGCTGCGTGCCCTGCCCGTTGGCCATCAGCCAGAACTCGGCGACGACCTCGTCGAGCATCACGTGCGTGTAGTTCGTGCCGATGTGCTGGGTGATGCCCTCGAACAGGCGGCGGAATTCGTCCTCGTCCATGCAGTCGAACGCCAGCGAGCGCGCGACGGTCACCGGGATCGTCTCGATCCGCGGCAGCACCTCGCGCAGCAGCTTCGCCGCGCCCGGACCGAATGCGGCATCGGCCGCCGCCAGCACCGCCGAGACCACCGCTGTGGCGTCCATGTCGACCTGGTCGCAGCACACGCCAGCCTCGCGCTGCAGACGCTTCACCGCCTCGTGCGTGTCCAGCGCCTCCCAGCCGTCCACGTTCTCGACCATCAGCCGGCCGATCTTGTGCAGCAGACGATGCCGCCATGCGTCGCGCGGCGCCTTCAGTTCGGCGCGCAGCTCTTGGCCAACGCGGTAGCCGCGCGCACGCATGAGCTCGCTGTCGACCTCGTGCTCGGGCACCAGCGCGCCCAACTCCTGGCGAGTCACCGGATCCAGCAGCCGGCGCACGACCATGTAGATCGGGCGCGCAGCTCTCTTGGCCCGAATCTTCTGGGCAGCCTTGGTCATAGCCATCAGTCCACCTCCGCCGGTGCCGGCGCTGCACGCTTGAAGCCCCGCGGCTTGGCGGCCGGCTTACTCTCTTCCCGCTGGATTGGCTCGGGCTGCCAGTACTCCGGCAGGTCCTGGAACTTGAACCGCTCGGGCATGTAGAGCACCCGGCAGTCGCCAGGCGCGCCGCTGCGCTGGATGGCCACGATCAGCTCGGCCGAACCCTTCCAGCGGCTGGCTCGGTCGTAGACCTCATCGCGGTAGATGAAGATCACGGCGTCGGCGTCCTGCTCGATCGAGCCGGAGTCGCGCAGGTCGGAAACGATGGGGCGCTTGTCCGTGCGCTTCTCGAGCTCGCGGTTGAGCTGGCTCAGCAGCAGCACCGGCACGCCCAGCTCGCCGGCCATCAGCTTCAGGGCGCGCGTGATCTCGCCGATGCCCACGGCCCGGTTGTCGCCCCGGATGGTCATCAGCTGCAGGTAGTCGATCACCACCAGGCCAAGGGGCTGACGAGCATGCTGCCGGCGGACCTGAGCGATGACGTGCTCCACCCTGGCGTTGCGCGGGCGGCTGACGAACAGCGGTGCGGCCTTGAGCCGGGCCATCGCCCTGGACGCGGCCGCCCAGTCCACCTCGTCCAGCTGCCCGGAGCGGATCCGGTTTCCGTCGATGCTGCCCACGCTGGCCAGCAGCCGGTCCCCCAGCTCCTCCGGCTGCATCTCGAAGCTGAAGATCGCGGCGGCCTGGCCCTTCACCAGCGCGCAGTGCTCGGCGATGTTCTGGGCCAGGGTCGTCTTGCCCATCTTCGGGCGCGCGGCCAGGACGTAGAGCCCGGCGGGGCGGAGGCCGCCGAGGATCCTGTCCAGCTCGCTGATGCTGGTGCCCAGGCCGTGCATCTGCAGGCCAGAGCGGAATCGCTCTTCGAGGCGCGAGTGGACGCGGTCCATCACCGGGTCGACCGACTCCAGCTCACACGGCTCGTTGTCCAGCAGCCCGCCGATGCGGCTCTGAGCCTCGCCGACCAGCTCGGTGCTGGTGCGCCCTTCGGTCTGGTAGGCCGAATCGATCATGGCGGTGCCGACGTCGATCAGGCGGCGCAGGCGCGCCTTGTCGGCGACCAGCTCAGCATAGGCGCGGATGTTCGAAGCAGACGGCGTGTTGGTGCTCAGCTCGATCAGGTAGGCGCCGTGCGCGACCAGCTCGCCCTCGCCGCGCGCCTCGAACCAGTCGCCCAGGGTCACTGCGTCGAACGGCTGCTGCTTGTCGGCCAGCTCCTTGATCGCCCGCCAGATGCGCTGGTGCGCGCGGCGGTAGAAGTCGCCCTCCTCCAGCAGGTCGGAGACGCGCCACCAGGCCGAGGGAGCAAGCATCAGGCCGCCCAGGACAGACTGCTCGGCGTCGATGCTGTGCGGCGGGACGCGCAGCTGAGACACCAGGTCCTCGGCGTAGAAGTCGTCAGCCATCGCGCTCATGCCGCGTCCTCCGCCGAAGCCCGGTCGTAGACCTTCAGCATCGTGTCCTCACGGGTGAGGTACTCGAAGCTGGGCTGCCAGTTCGGATGATCCTTGCCGCCACCACTCCGGCCGGACTTGTGCTCGTCGCGGTGGCACTCGGCCCAGTAGTCGGCCCAGAACTCGGGGGTGATGGTCTGCCCGCCGTAGCTCTCGACGCAGATGGCACGTGCCGTTCGCAGGCAGCGGGAAATCTGCTGCTGGCGCTTCTCGCGGCCCACGGTCGGACTGACGCTGGCGAGCACGCCGCCGTTGGTCTTCACGAGCAGCGACTCGTTGAAGCTCGCGATCGCCTCGCTCGTGACCTGGGCCAGGCGCTGGGCACGAGCGGTCTTCAGGTCGTCGGTGCGCTTGTGCTGCTGGTGCTCGTCAGGGTCGCCCAGCAGATCGGTCGACGGCGCAGCCGTTGACGAAGGCGAAGCTGCTTTTGATTC